CACCCTCTTCGTCAAGGTCAAACATTTGAGGAACTAACATTTCATCATCTTCAGTTCTTGTCTCATTCTCTTTAGACCACTCATAGATTGCAGTTGCACATTCAACAACGTCTTCCCAAGTCTTACATGCTTCTGACATGTCTAAGAATTCTTGTTCTACTTTGTTGAACTTAAGACCTAGTCTTGAACCGACCTTAGTTTGTAAATTGATTTTGTCAATCAATGAAAGTTCTGAAAGATTTCTTTTCTCAAGACCGAAGAAATCCATTGTCATTAATTCATTGTATGCAGTAAAGAATGACTTCCTTAATCCTTGGAATTTGTTCTTGATTGCTTTCTCAATCCTAACGTCTTCTACAACATTAAGATATCCTTTAAGTGTTTTGTTCATTTCTAATGCAGAGTGAAGACCCTCGTAAGGTGTATTCAATGCATGACCAACTTCGTGACCCATGAATAAGTCATAAAGTTCTGCAGACATATCTTCCTTAAAGATAGGACAAGCAAGTATCCTATTCTTAACATCGAAGTATGCAGTTGGTATTTTCTTATGGACAACAGTGATATTCTCTGCAGCCATTAGTTTTGCAAGTTGGTCTTTTTGGTTTCTTGTATTTCTCATAATTAAGTTGTTTCCCGATTCAGACTATAGTATACCAAAAAGTGGCACCCATTGTCAAATTTATCTTTTGAGGGTAATGAATTTTCTCCTAGATTTGGAGAACTGTTTCATTGGAGACTTAAAGATTATCTCATCTTTAGTCCCAGTCTTGATGTATCCAACTAAGTGTCCAGCATCATTGACCATGTAAGTGTGATTGGATATTTCCCAATCTGTAATTTCTTTAAGATATTTCATTATGCAACCTCTAATGGCATTAACATAGTGTATGAATCATAATAACCTTGGACACCAATTGCAGAGTTATCACATCCTCTTCCGTCCATCCATAACTCTAATTCAATGTTTGCAAATGAATTGACTGGAAGGAATATTGGGTCGAAAGTAGTATCCATATTAGTCTCATAGATATCTTTATAGTTAGTCCTACTAATAGGTTTAACTACTAAGTGGTCATTATGAACCTCTTTAACAATTGCAGTATACTCGACACTATGAATTTTGAACTTACAGGTGTCCATATCAACCTCTATATAATTATCAAATAACATTAAACTAACTCCTCTACTTTTTGTTTAAATCTCAACTCTACTAGAGCGTTGATGAAACCTTTTTCACCACCTACTGGACTTGGTACTTTTGCAATACCGAATTCTGACTCGATTGCGAAGATGACATTCCATATGTCATTTTCTCCAAGTAGTAATACATCATTTAAGATGTGGTCTTTGATGTTTTTTAGGTCAATCATTTTATCTCCGTTTTTCATTATATACATAGTATACTAAAAAGTGAGACGCATTGTCAACTTTTAGAGGGAGTTTTTTGTGATTATTTGGCCCACCCGACAGGACTTGAACCTGTAACCTATGGTTTAGAAGACCATTGCTCTATCCAGTTGAGCTACGAGTGGGTTGTTTGTTTGATACTAAGATTGTCTTGGTCTAAATCTCTCACTGGAATAGGATGGAGTATATTAGAGAAATCTGTAGTAAACCATGTGGATATGGTTCGTCTAGAACCACGTCTTACTTTATTTACCCCATGGTGTAGGTAAATTCCTTGAAACAGTAGACCACTTCCTTCTACTGGTGTAAACTCTTGTTTTAGTTCGGGGAAATAGGTTTCTCCACCTTTAAAGTCATCATTTAAGAATAGGATTAATGTCCACTCTCGTGAAGGATGTTCTGCAAGTCTATCTTTATCTTCTTCTGTAGTTCTTTCATCTAACTCATACCTAGAATAAGTGTCTAAGTGTGGTGGTTGAATACCACCTATAGGCCACTCCGTTATGGATGACATTTCGGGATACACTATTTGGTCGGTTTCTTTACGGATTTCTCCAATGACTTGTGAGTCTACTTTGACGAACAGGTCTCGAATTAATGGATTATGAATGTGCATTCGATTGATTGCACGATAATCGGTATTGTCTCCTATAGTTCTAAGCTGATGATGACTCTTGTACCACTGGACTAGTGTCTGACACTCCATCGGTGTCAACATTTGTGGTATCATCTTTGGACTGCATGCTTTGGATATATTTTGCAAGTGCTTGTCGTTTTTCATATTCTATTCTCTTTGCACGTTCTTTGGGACGTGACTTTAACGCTCTATCTAACTTCAATTTAGATGCACGTTGTAAAAATACTATTCCGTTTAGATGGTCAATCTCATGTTGAGCACATCTTGCTCCGAGTCCATCAAGTGTTATTATGTGTTCTTTACCTTCACTATCATTGTATTTCATTTCAATAACTTTGGAACGTTTTATCATAAGGTATATATCGGGGAAAGATAAACAACCTTCTTTAAGTAAATCAGTTTCTTGTGATACTTTTGTTAGTTCGGGATTGAAGAAACATACTGCACCATCTTGGGTTCTCATTACAAAACATCTGACATCTAATCCAACTTGGTTTGCACTAAGTCCTATCCCACCAAAGTTCTCCATTGCATTTGCAAGTTGTTCTTCTACTTCTTTTGGGTCTTGGGATGGGTTTTCAAAATCAAATTTGAGGGGTGGGGTTCTTAAAACCTTTGAGGCTTCTTCTACCAATTCATACATAATTTATCCTGCGAGTGGTACTATTCCACCAGTTTTTGTTATTTTAACTTTACCTATTTCAACACCAAAGAAGTTCATTAGAGCTTTGACTGCTTGTTTACCTAGTTTATAGATGTACTGAAAAACTTTCTTAATTCGGTCTAAGATATTCTTCATTGCATTACTAACTTTGGTCACAACATTCATAGACACATCTTTAACTTTACCTGCTAATTTGTTGAATATTGCAAACTCATCTAGTTGTTGCATGTCTTCTGTAAGTAATCCTTCTTTGTTTATCTCTTCCATAATTATACTACGGAAAGTATCATCTGCATAGGAGTTTTGTAAAGATTGTACTTTTAATTTCTTTGTTCTCATTGAAAGGTATGGTTTAGAACCCTTTCCACCACCACTCTTAAATGAAACATAAAAGTCATTACCCTTTGCAAGTTTCATTCCTGCTCCTTCAGCAGAATCTAGTTTTAATGTATCTGTTATAGAACCAGTGTCTTTGAACACTACTACTAAGTTTGCAATTGCCTTGGGGGATGGTGCAAATTTACTTCTACCTGTTGCAGCTTCAAATGCAACGTGGGATTTAAATGGTAGTGACTTGAATATATTATCTAATTCTTCATTGATTTCTTTTGCATTTAATTGTGCATTATCCAATTCTTTGATTCGGTCTAGTTCTTGTGAAGTAAGATTAGATTTACCTCTCATTTTGTTTATTGAATCTACTGTTCCCTTCTCTGTAAGTGTGACCATCTTCTCTTCTAAGGTATTCATTACTTTTTTGATTACAACTTTTCCTGCTTTGGATTCTCCGAACTCTTCTTGGGCAGCTTTAAAGGTTGCAAGAACTTCTTCTTTCTTACCCGACATCAATTGAGAGTTTCCATGTTTCTTGAGAGATATGTGTTGTTTACCATATATTAAATCGGTTTTAGGTGTTTTGTTTGGTGCATTCCATGTGGGTGAAGTCTTTGCTGTTGAAGCACCTAATTGTTTAAGACTCTTGACTTTTAATTTGGATATGAACTCCTGTCCCAGTTTCATACCTTGAGGTTCGTAATCACCCCAAAACTTTTCTGCACGTTCCCACTCTTCACCAACGTTCCACTTAAGACCACTGATTTTGTTTACTGCAACTGCAATAATAGATTCCCAGTCTTCTCCACTAGGTTTCTTACCACCTTCACCAATAGAAAACCCGTTCATATCCTTACTGATGTCACCGATTTTACCGATACCCCAGTTAGTCTTTAGATGAGCTCTTATTGGTGCAACATCGAGGTCTGTTTCATCATCTACTGCCATGATAGCTTTTAATGCAAAGTCGTCTTTTGAGATTGCTTTGACCTTTCCACCTTTTTCGAGTTCAAGTTCACCCTTAACTGCCTTGTTAAAGAAGTTCTCTTTATTCTTACGTTTATAGATATCCTCGAAAGTGGACGACATAGGAGTTTCAGTTAACAGATGGTCTTTAAATGATTTCATATTACTATTTATCTATTCTGCAAGTCGAGAGAACGATTTATACTTTTCAAATCGTAAAACATTCTCAAACTTGTCATAGAGTGCATCCCCTTTATGTGATATAATGAATGCATTAGTCTTCTCTGTAAGTGTGTAGAGAAGTTTAAAGAAGTCGTCTGTTCCAGCAGTATCAAGTGATGAATCAAATACTTCGTCTAATATCAATAGGTTAGTGTTAACACTGTTCTTCATTCTTGCAACACTTCTCCATGTGAATAGTAGTGCAAGGTCAATTCTCATCTTCTCACCTTGAGAGAAGTTATCGTATTTAAATACGTCTCTGAACCTTGACTTGATGGTTTCCTCGAAGGCCTCATTGAGTTCAAACCCAACATAGAATTCAAGTTGTGCAAGATACTTGTTGATTAGTTTGTTCATGATTGGAACATACTGTTTGATAATCTTTTGTTTGACACCTTGGTCTCTTAGTAACATCTGACCTAGTTCAAAATAGTGTGTTTGTGATGTTAGGTTTTCTGCTTTAGAATGTAAGATATCTAGTTTCTCTTCACTGTCTTCTATCTTACTTTGAGTATCACCATTACCACTTATCTCAATCTTCAAGTCATCAATCTCTTTCTGAATCTTTGTAATAAACTTCTGATTAGATAACACTTCAGTTTGCAATACACCAACTTCTTTTTGAATGGTGTTTATGTCGTCTTGGACTCCATCGATTCGTTGGATTTCTCTGTTAAGTTCTTGAACTTGTTCTTCAAGTGTAGAAACTGCCGTCTTGATTTCTGTAACTTTGTCTTGTTTTTCCTCAATGTGTTTCTTTTTATGTTCTTCATCTAATCCTTGTTTACATGTGGGACAATCATCATTGGTCTCATAGAATTTAATTTCCTTAATTGCTTTTCTTTTAGCATCCTCAAGTTTAGCTTCCATGTCAACTGTTTGTTTAAGTCTAGTTTCTGTTTTATCTTTATCCGAGATAGTGGATTTTTTCTCCACCACATTTTCCGTCTTTTCATTTATAGTCTCCATGAGATTTGTAATATTAGTTTGAGTTTCTTCTACAGTGTTTTCAAACTTAGAGATTTTCTTTTCTCTATTTTCACGGAGTGCATTAAGTTGAGAGTTTAAACCACTGATACGTTCTTCCATAATTTGTATTTCATGTTTATTCTCCCTAACCTCAATCACATGGTTAGAAATCTTCTTCTTTAATATGTCTGACATAGTTGAGAAGATTGATATATCCAATAGGTCTTCTACAAGCCTACGTCTCTCTGCAGTCTTTAACTGCATGAAAGGTGTAAAGTTTGCTGACCCAAGGATACAGACTTGAGTAAAGGAACGGAAACTCATTTTGAGTATGTTCTTTTCTAAGTGTTCTTGATAGTCTCTGACTGTTGCATCTTGATTGACGAACACATCATTAACATATATTTCAAATTTGTTTGGTTTTGCACCACGCATGATTCTGTATTGTTTCTTACCAATAGAGAACTCAATCTCAACGACTAGTTCTTTCTCGTTCATACTGTTGACTAGTAGTTCTTTCTTAAGGTTTCTGAACCCACGTCCATATAACCCGAAACATAATGCATCGAGAAGTGTGGACTTACCAGCACCATTCTCCCCTAAAATAAGGGTGGTGTTATGTCCGTCTAGTTGAATTTCAGTAAATTTGTTTCCACTGGATAAAAGATTTCTGTATTTTACTTTCTTAAATATTATCATAAAAAGGAATGTTCATCTAAGGCTTCATTGTATAGTGTAGTCATTAATTCGTTGAGTGGTTTCTTCTTGCCTTGGATATCTAAACCATCCACATACTTTGATAGAATAGTTAGAGTGTCTTCTATATCTTCTATCTCATCGTCTCCTAACACATCCATGTGTTTATGGTCGTCTACTACTGATAAATGTATCGGTGCATTTGCATGTATCTTATCTAAGAATGTATCAAACCAATATGGATTGTCTTTGTTCACTACTATCACTTTTACAAACTTCTTGTTTACATTACTGTAGTCTGCATTTGCAATTGATTCAAATGTTTCTTTAGTATCATCATAGAATACTTTCTCAAACATTTCTATTGGATTTAAAACTGGTGTTAACTCTTGTGTATCAGTATCAAAGACATGGAAGTATTTGTTGTCTCCGTAATCTGACCATGTGAATTGCATTTGACTTCCAAGATATCGAATGTTTGCAAACTCTGATTTCTGATGGAAGTGACCACTTAATACTTTGTCAAACCTCTTAACATAAGAATGGTCGAACCCGTGTTGACATGTCATGCCTGGCATCATCAATGCACCTTCAAATTCAAAGTGACCCATACACCATGATGCATTTGCACTTCTAAGGAAGTCAACCGAATCTGCATAGTTTTCGGGATTAATCCACGGAACTAATGCAACATTAAAACCATCGAACTCTTTTACTTCGGGTTCTGCAATAACGTTTACATTTGGTTGATTGTATAAAAGTAACTCGGGTGCATTCACTTCATTTGTTGACTTATAATAAGTGTCATGATTACCTAGGATTAAGTCCATGGTAAACCCTTTCTCTGTCATAGGTTCAATAAAGTGTTTCATGTTTGCTTTCATAGTTGCAAAGTTAATATACTTTCTTCTATCAAAGTAATCACCTAAGTGAACTATATGTGTAATACCATTCTCTTCCATATATGGAAAGAATACTTCATTGTAAAAACGTCCTTGATAATCGGACATCTCGACCATATCAGAACGTACCCCAGCATGGGTATCGTTTAGGATTGCAAACTTCATTCTTTAGTGAATTTCTCTAAGTTGTTTTTTGTATTTTCTTTTGGTTTTCTTTTGGATTTACGAGGTTCGTATTCAACACGATTCATGTTCTCTTGCATCCACTCTACATTTGTATTAGTAAGTGATGCATCATGTTGTCCATCTATTGTTGTGAAAGCATCCATGGTGACACCTGCGGCATCGGTTGCTTGTTGTTTGATGTAGACTTGTTTCTTTTCCTTCTGAATCCTTCTTAAGAAAGCGTAATAACAAATCTGAGTGACATATGCAAATGCATTGTTTGATTTTTCTCTATTAAAGTTACCTATGTATTGGATACAATTCTCGATTGCATCACAAATCATTTCGTCTCGGTAAGTGTAATTGATAAAGTTTGGTCTAGTCGATAAACGAGTAGCAATTTTGTAAATACATTCCCCAATGTATTCCGTCATTCTAGGAGTTTCCTTTCCTTCTGCAATTGACTTCTTGACTAACTTGTTGAAGTCATCTACAGCTGCAGTAAACTCTTTATTGTTGACGTAATGTTCTGCTTTTTTAGGGTCTTTTTTAGTAGTCATACCTCTATTATACTGATTAAATGGGGATTGACAAGGGGTTTTTTCATATTTATTTATTTTAAAGTATTTATAAAAAGTCCCTAGACAACTGGGAAAAGTATGATAAAATGAATATGTCCCAAGGGGGATATACTAATAAGGGATTAGGGGTAGGAAACTACTCGACTCTTATTAGGGGTATTAATTGCACGACTCATTCTATCGATATCACCAACGGCAAGTTCATACATGCACCAACTTATAACTGTATATACTATATAGTGTTTCATATCTTACCTAATCCTAGGTTGATTAACCAAAAGGACAACAACATAAAACCAAAAACGAGGACTTGCACGACTGACATTACTGCAACCTGTTTCATTGGGTGAACTTCTTCTATCTTATCTAAAACAGATACATCGGGAGAAAGATTTACAATTTGCAATACTTTCTTCTCTGTTTCGGGTTTTGTGAACCAAGGAACGTACATTACTTTAACTCCACCTCTATGAATTTACCAATCATATTGATATCTGCATCACTCAACATTCCTGCTTGAGCCCACATAGTAGAAGACATATTACCAACCGTTTCTCTGTTTTTATATGCATTGAGTTTACTTACAATGTAATTAGAAGATTGACCAGCAAGTTTGGGGAAGACTGCCATACCTTGACCTTCTGCACCATGACACGCTGCACAACCACTCCATAGGCCTCTAATAGAAGAGAATTCATCTGCATTTGCAAGTTCATTCTTTCTCTGTTCTATCTCTGATGCAGTTCCATTCAATTCAACGTAGTCAACATAACATTGACCAGTGCAAGAAGTATTACTACTGTATCCACTGTATTCTAAGTTAGGGTATACTTTTGCAACAAAGAAGGTTGCGATTGCTAAACACCCTAATAATGACATTCCCAATTCTTTCATAGTGAAATTCCTGTAATTGAGACAACGGAAACCATGAAGATAGCCACGAGTGTAGTTATCTCCAAGGTATCTCTAAGTTTTTGTTTCATCTATACAACCCCATAGGTGATGCATATAACATTATAATGAATGGTAATAAAAACGGAAGAGTCATCAGCACTAGAAATTCGATAGTTTCAACCAGTTTTCGTTTTTGAGGACGGACTATATGGTTAATTTCTCTAGCTTTTCGCACCATGCTCTTCGCAAAATAAGTTGCTGTGGTCATGGTTTTCCTAAAATTAAGTTATAAGTATTTTGTATAATCAGTTATAAGTTCACTGACTCTACGCACTTATTTAGTAAGTTTGAAAACCTAAGAATTAATGAATGACTTTTTTTTCTTTGGATTCTTGAAACGCTTCAAACTCTTCTAACATGTCAAGTTCTTCATCCGTGATATCCCCACCAGTTGCATCAATGACTTGTTGTAATGCATCATCGACAAAACCCTTTGCAAGTTTTCTACTATGAGAATGTAAATCATTAGTCAATGGAATAGTTCCCGTCTCTACCATGTTCAACCACTTAGATGAAGCTTCGTCATAGAACGGAATGAATTGTTCATTCATAACACTTCTATGCATGACATCATTTGGTGCAATCAATAAGACTGGGTCTGAAGATAGGGGTGCATATGGATAAAATGTTGCAAGAGTTGAATTAGTACCAGTGATTGATAAATGACATATCATAGGTAGGGTCACTTGTATTCCTTTAGGTGTTTCTCTGACCATTCCGACAAGTTCAGTACCAGTTCTGAGTTTTACAACTTCGTATTGTCTTGGTGTTAAATCTTGTGGTCTTGTCATTTTAAATCAAATTGCCTTATCTCATATGAAAAGTTTTCTTCGTTGTATATATTTATACGTTCCTTAAGGTGATTAAGGGTATGATTTTCACATTGTAAGTCATCTGATATATCAAATAATTTCATCGATGTTTTACCATCTGTTTTTCTTAGACCTCTACCAATAGACTGTAGGTTTCTGATTCTTGATTTTGAGGGTGATGCAAAGACTACATTATCAATCTTCTTAATATTGACACCAGTAGAGAAAGTTCCGTATGATGCTAGTATGACATTATCGTTTGACTTTTCAACTAACTCTCTAACTTCTTCTCTATCTGTCACATCAGTTCCACCATAAACATAGTGCAACTTATCTCCTAATCTTTTAAACATTTTACCATGCAATACTGTTCCGTGTTTCTCTACATATTGGAACAGTACTAGAGTGTTGCCTTTAAGGGAATACACTAAGTTGCATATAAATTCGTTTCTGTTATCATTTCCAACGAGATAATCCATCTCATCTTGATAGGTCATTTTTTTCATTTTAGTATGACGGAGTATGACACAATCAATATTTAAATTTGCAATAGTTCCTTCGTCCATCAATTCTTTTGTTGTTATGACCTTTTTAACAGGGCCGAACAACCCTTCTAGTTGTAGTCTATGGACTTCACTACCATCAAGTGTACCAGTAGTTCCGATACGAATTGCAGTAGTTTTCATCTTCTCTAAGATACCTTTAAGTGTTTGTGCTTTGAATAGATGTGCTTCATCCCCCACCACAACATCAAATGATTGTAATACCTCTTTAGGTGCCTTTGCAAAGGACTGCCATGTTGTGACTGTTATAGGGGAATCAAATACTTCTTGACCACTGTATATCTTACAAATAGGTTCTTTGTATCCATACTCTTGAAAATCTTTAGTCATCTGTTCTACCAACGAAGTGGTAGGAACTATTATTACAGTCTTACAATTCGGTAGAGACATCTCTCCTTCAAACCATCTACATAACATATAAATGATTAATGACTTACCACTAGCAGTAGGAGATAATAATAACTGTCTACCATACTGTACTGTAGATTTAAATGCATCTACTTGATAATCTCTTGGTGCAAAAGGAAGTCCTAAGCCTGGAATTAAATCGTCTCCATTGATAAAGAAGTCCACATCTTCATCTGTTATTCTAGTCTTATCACCTATAACATCTTGAATACCTTCAAACTCAAATCCTCTTTCTCTACAGAACTCATCTACATATGGAAGTAGTCCGATATAAATTTTGTGTGTTTTTATTGAAAAAAGATAGACCTTACCATCCCACCATTTGTTTTTGTAGGAAGGCATAAACTTTGCGCCTGGTACTTTGAATGAGAAGAAGTCATGTAAGTCTTTTGCAAGACCATCATCACAATCAACGTGCATGAAGACCTCATCCACTTTTGATACTGTAACTTTCATTTATCTATAAGGATATCCACATAACCAACCAACTAATGATATTCTAGTTCCTCTTAATAAGGGTGTGACTTGGTGATGTAGAAATGATGGGAATAGGATAAGAGACCCTTTTTGTTTTGCAGAGAATGGTGCAGTGACAACATAGTTTTCCATGTTTCTATTGTAATCACCTTTAGTAAGAGTATCCTTTGCACGTATATCTTCTATCCATTGGAAGTTTCCACCCTCATAATCATCGGGGTCTGATAATTGAATAGTATAACTCAACTTTCTTATCATCCCATTATGTTCATATGGAGTAGGGCCTGCATCTGTATGCCATGTATAGAAATCACCTGTCACTTCTGCATCAGGTCTATGTTTATATATTGTGTATTGGTTTTTTTCTTGATATTCAAAATCAAACCCCCAACCACATTCTGATTTTGCATGTTCAACTGCACCATATAACTTATCTATTAAATGCTGTGGTAACATGTCTTCACACCATCTTACATCAGATTGTCTTATCTTACTATCAGTTCTTCCACCATTGTCTTCCCCATCAGGGTCTATCTTTTGGAATCCTACCTGTCCATCCATAATAGGATATTGCATTGCATGTTGATGTATCTGTTCGACTTCACTATCATCAAACAACATAGGTATTGTATAACAGTAATTATTTAATATCATTATTGTCCTGCCATGAACTTTCTCCAATCGATTGTGTTTCTAATCGTTTGGTGTCTCCATGTAATATTTTGCATACATTCCTTAAGGAAGTCTACAGTAACTTTGAGGTACTCAATCTTTGCATTGAGGTCTTGTAAATCTTTATCTGCATTGAAGAATATTTGCATGTCATTCTTCATTATCTTAAGACCATTAAATGGGTCGGGTTCCCAACCTTTCTCTCTAACAGTCTCCTCGTCCATTTTACCATTATACCACAACCACTTATCTTTAAGTAGTTCATTGTATTTGTTTTGGTATTGTTTTAGTACAAGTATCTTACTGGTTAGTAAGTCTTGGTATTTTGCATGTAGTTTGGGAACTTCAAGTGATGCATTATCTAATTCGATATCATCTATTTGACAATCTTCCGTCCACTGTTTCTTTAATTCATCTAACGTCATAATATACCATTATACCACATATATGGGTATTTAGTAAGGGGATTTAGGAAGTACTTTCTATCTCGTAATAACTAAATCTAAAGTCAACTGTAGTAGTTACTGGTTCTGCTTCTGCACCACTCTCTAACTGTAATCCACTCAATCCTATTGGGAAACAGTCATGAAACCTAAAGTATCTATTAGGTAAGTTTTTGTTTGTATTTGTTACTAGTGTAATATCAGATGTTTGACTTATGTTATCGGTTCCACTGTATTGTTTAGTTTCAGTAGATGTTGTTGATGTATAAGTCTTATATAATGATGGGTCTCTAACGGGAACAATTGCATCCATCCAGTCATAGATTTCTTTAAAGTTTACTAGGTCTTCATCTACTAGAAACTCTACTGACATAGTTTCATAGAACACTTTGTCGCCAGGGAAAAATGCATCCAACCCAACACCTGCTGCTTGAGTTACTTCTGTAAATGTTAAGCCAGGAATATTTACTGACCTTACAAAGTATTCAACAGTAGGACACTTATCAACGATAAGTCTAAAGTTATTCTTATTAAGAATCGATTTATTGATATCAACCATTTAT